CCAACTCGAAGCTCAACGTGGCAAAGCTGCGTGAGTGCCGTCGCCTGATGATGGCGAACCATGTCGACCTGACGGCCGAGCGCCCGAAGATCGTTGTGACCGCTGCGGACCACGATGCGCTCCTGGGCGAAATCCAGGTCGTGTCGAAGGACTTCAACGGCGGTGCCCCCGTCCTCGTCGACGGTGTCATCGAGCGCTTCATGGGCTTCGACTTCATCCATTGCGAGCTGGCCGAAACCATCTGCGCCGGCACGAACGAAGTCACGCTCCCGGTGTGGGTGCCCTCGGGCATGTACCTCGGCATGTGGAGCGACTACCAGGTGGACGTCTCGCAGCGTAACGACCTGCAGGGCCTCCCGTGGCAGCTCTACACGAAGATGACCATCGGGGCCACGCGCCTCGAGGAAAATCGCGTGTACGCCATCGAATCGTACCGCTCGTAAGCGGCCGGAAAGGGAACTGAATCATGGCAAACGTGAACTCCACTTGGATCGGCAATGCTGTTGCTGTGCCGATCGTCCTGACGGAGCCCGCCAAGTCGGTGGGTAACGTCAAATCCGCAAAGTCGGTGGCGACCATCTCCGCCTCGCAGCCGTCGAGCGACACGATCCGCATGGTTCGTGTTCCCTCGAACGCTCGTATCGACGCGGTCCTGCTGACGACCGCGGACGCAACGACTGGCGGCGCGATCAACATCGGTGTGTGGCAGACGGCCGAAAACGGCGGCGCGGTTGTCGATGCGGACTTGTTCGCCTCGGCACTGGCGCTGACGGGCGGCCCCTTCACTCGCAGCGACCAGACCTGGGAATCGGGCGAGTACACCTACGCCGAAAGCTGCTTGCCGCTCTGGCAAGTGCTGGGCCTCACGGCCGATTCGAACCGCGAGTACGACATCGTTCTCGAGGTTTCGACGACCGGCAACGGCCTCGGGACCACGATCGTTCTCGAGGTTCTCTACGTCGCCTGACGCAACGCACCCCGGGGGCTTCGGCCTCCGGGGTTTCTTCTCCGAGAGGAATAGGCAATGGCCGATCGTTTCTACAGCGTCATCAAGGGCGAGCACTTCCCGAGCCAGGTGACGGAAGGCGCGAGCACGTCGAGCGAGGCCATCGAGCTTCGCGTCAACGACTCGATCTACACGAACAAGATGGATGTCCTTCTCGGGCTGCGCGCCATCGTCGCGTACCTTGAGACGAAGGAAACCAGCCCGATCGCGTAAGGAGCTAAACCGTGGCCGAACGAGTCTCTACGCGCACCGACCTCAAGACTGGCGTACCGGCCTGCATCATCGGCTGGACCGGGTTGCTCAACGGCGACACGGGTGCCGTGGTCGAGCTTGTCGACTTCGCCGATAAGACGGTGACGATCACCGGGACGTTCGGCGCCGGCGGAAGTATCACGCTGCAGGGATCCAACAACGGAACCGACTGGTTCTCGCTCACGGATCCGCAGGCCAACGCCATTTCGAAGACGTCGGCCGCTATGGAAATCGTCATCGAAGGCCCACGCTACATTCGCCCGAGCGTCACCGCCGGCGATGGAACGACAAGCCTCACTGTCCAAATGTGCTGCCGCAGGAGCACCCGATGAGCCCCGACGAAGTCATCGTTGAAGTCCAGAAGGGCCTGCGCGCGTACAAGGCGTTTGCCGAAGCCGAGAAGATCATTCTCGGGGTCCAGAACGCGGCCCAGGTCGAGCGCGAGACGCAGGCGCGTATCTCTTCGCTCCGCAAGGACGTTGTGAGCGCCGAAAGCGACCTGGCGCGAGTCAAGTCCGCGGTCGAGGCCGCCGAGGCAAAGGCCGCCGATGCGCTGGCGGAAGCCGGCGAACGCGCCAAGGCGATCGTGGGCGAGGCGAAGCAGCTTGCCGCTCGCGCACTCAAGGAGCGTGACGAACTTCTCGAAGAGCAGGCGCAGGCCCGCGACACGACGTCGGCCATCCAGGCCCACGGCGCGGAAATGCAGAAGCAGGCCGAGGCCGAACTGGCCGAGCTCACAAGCAAGATCAAGTCCGCGAAGGCCGAAATCGCCAAGCTGCTGGGCTAGCCGATGGCCGACAACGCCAGAGCAAATCCAAGTACCGGCGCGGACGCGGTATACGACTTTGCAGCCGACGAGGTCGGGGGCGTGCTGTTTCCGCGTTCCAAGCTGGTGCATGGCGAGGACGGCGAGAACAAGGGCGACGTGGCGTGGACCAACCCGCTGCCGGTATTCCTGACTGATCGTCCGACCGTTGTTCCCGAAGGCATCACGCCTGACGGCAACCGCTCGCGGCTGCGCGTCAACAATAAAGGCCAGCTTCTGCCGGCTGATGACTTTGTCGTCTATGGTGTTGCGGCTCGCGTCAACGAGCCCGCCATCCTGACGCCGACCGACGGCTACAATTCAATCGGCTTGCAGCTTGTCGGGACCTGGGCGGCGACGGTCACGTTTCAGTCGTCGAACGATGGCACGACATGGGTAAACACGACCGCATGGCCGACCGCTGGCGGAACGGCCCCGGTCGTGTCGGCGACAGCAAACGGCATGTGGCTGATCCCGGCGGTCGGTCGGTTCTTCCGAGCCGTCATTACGGCATTTACGTCGGGCCAGGTGTCGTGCATTGCGACCTTGCAGAACCAGCCCGCGTTCTTCCCGGCATCGACGCCGAGCGTGACGATTGCGGCCAACTCGGCTGTCAACGTGGCGCAGGTTGGCGGCACGGCTGCGACGAACGGTGTCCCGCTGATCGCAAACGGTGCGACGAACGGCGCGTCAGTGGCAACCCTGATTTCGACGGCGTCGAATAACTTGAACCAGTTGAAAGGCACCATTGGCCGTCTGTACCTGATCGACATCCTGAACACGAACGCCTCGCCACGGTACCTCAAATTGTTCAATCTGCCGTCCGCGTCGGTCACGATGACCTCGACCGTGCCAAGCTTGAACTTTGCCATCCCCGGCACGAACGGCAAGCTGACGATTGTCACCGACATCGGCATCAACCTCGGCGGCACCGGCATCGCATACGCGATAACGGGTGGCTCCGCGTTGCTCGACAACACAAGCATCGGTGCAGGCGACTGCATTGCCAACTTCATGTATATGTGAGGAGAAAATAGATGCGCATCAACACGCAGCTCACTGTAGGCCCGATTGCATCGGCAAGCCCCGCCGCAGTCGTAGACCAGCGCGCCGGCCAGCTTGGCGACACGATCGTGTCGGAGCTGCATGGCGGCTTCTACGAACAGGTCTATCGCGGCAACGTGTTCTCGACCGGCCACACGGCAGTCGCAGCACTGTCGGCGAACACGATCACGCTGACCGCGACGACGACACCGATCCTCGGGGTCTATAACCCCCTGTCCTCGACGGTCAACGTCGTGATGTTGCAGGCGGCGCTGCGCGTCGTGGCGAACAACCTGACCTCGGGTGCCGGCCCCGGCATGCTGGTGTGGGCGTCCTCGATCAGCAACGCCAGCATCTCGACCGGCCTGACGCCGATCAACCGCAAGACGCTCGCGGCCAGCGGTTCGCAGGCGCGCGGGTTCGCGGGTGCTACGGCACTGACCGGCCTCACGAACAACCTTGTGATCTTCGAGGGTGCGGGTGAGTTCGAGATGCCGAGCGGACTGACCTACACGACGCTCGCGTCCACGTCCCTGCTGCCGAGCTACGGAGGTGTTCAGACTTTCGACGGCTCGATCATCGTACCCCCCGGCGGCGTGCTGGCCCTGCTGAACACGACAAGCTCGACGGTGTTCTCGGCGGTCGGTCGCCTGCTGTGGGAAGAAGTGCCGCTGTGATCGCGACACACTGGTTCTTCTTCTATTTCAGCCCGGCGGCAGGAGACACAGAGTCGTCGCCGTACCACGTGAGTATCGCGCGCAGAAGGATCCGGTAGGGCATGACCTCCGACGTCTCAATCGCGAACCGAGCACTCGGAAAGCTGGGCAGCACGACCATCGTGTCGCTTACGCAGGACAGCCCGGCCGCGCGTGCCATCAACGCCATCTATACCGGCGTCCGCCGCTCGGAAATCCGCAAGCACCCCTGGAACTTCGCCAAGACGCGCGCCCAGCTCGCGGCCGACGCCGACGAGCCCGCGTTCGACTTCGGCTACCAGTATCGCGTCCCCGCGGACTGCCTTCGCGTTCTGAACAAGGCCGACGTCGACTGGAAAATCGAAGGACAGAACATCCTCTCGAACGATGGCGGCCCGCTGGAAATCATCTACCTGGCCGACATCACGGACCCCAATGTATTCGACGAGGCGTTCATCGAGGCGTTCGCGTCCAAGCTCGCTTACGAGATTGCCGAGAAGCTGACGTCGTCGAGCGAGAAGAAGAAGTCGGCCGGCGAGGACTATCGCTTCGCCCTGTCCGAAGCCCGGCGCACGAACGCGATCGAGCGCATGTCGGAGGACCGGATCGAAGATGATTGGGAACGGGCGCGCTACTGATGCCCCTGTTCTCCCCCATCATATCGTCGCTCAACGCTGGTGAATTTTCGCCTCTGCTGGGCGGGCGAGTGGACTTCGAGAAGTACCCGAAGGCCCTCAAGCTCTGCGAGAATTTCATCCCGCTGGTGCAGGGTCCGATCATGCGTCGGCCCGGAACGATGTACGCCGCCGAGGTGAAGGACTCGTCGAAGCGGTCGGCCCTCGTGCGCTTCGAGTTCTCGACGACCCAGGCGTATATCCTGGAGTTCGGCGACCTCTACATGCGGGTGTTCAAGGACGAGGCCCAGGTCACGGCGACGGCGCAGAACATCACGGGCATCACACAGGCGAACCCGGGTGTCGTCACATATTCCGGCTCCGACACCTACGCGAACGGCGACCCCGTCTTCATCTCGGGCGTCGTCGGCATGACGCAAGTCAATGGCCGCCGGTTCACCGTCGCCAACGTCAACACGGGCGCCAACACGTTCGAACTGTCAAGCATCGACACGTCGGCCTACACGGCATATTCCTCGGGCGGCACCGTCGCTGAAATCTACGAGATTGCGACCACTTATACGCAGGCGGACCTGTTCGATTCAAAGGGTGCCCTGCGGCTCAAGTTCGCTCAGTCGGCCGACGTCCTCTACATCGCGCATCCGTCCTACGCGCCGCGCAAGCTGACGCGCACGGGCCATGCGTCGTGGACTCTGACGACGATTTCGTTCATTGACGGGCCGTACCTCAACACGAACGCGACATCGACGACGCTGACCCTCGGCGCCACGTCGGGGTCGGGCGTGTCGCTGACGGCAAGTGCGTCCCTGTTCGCGGCAACCGACGTCGGGCGCCCCGTCCGCATCAAGCATTCGAACCTGTGGGGCTGGGGCACCATATCGGCGTATACGTCCGCGACCGTCGTGTCGATCGACATCGTCCGCACATTCGGTGCGGCAACCGGCACCGTCGACTGGCGGCTCGGCGTGTGGAGCGGCACGACCGGGTACCCTGCGTGCGTCGGCTTCTACGGCGACCGTCTGTACTGGATGGGGCCGTCGTCCCTGCCGCAGCGCGGGGACGGCTCGAACGTCGGCGACTACGAGAACATGGCACCCACGTCGTTCGCGGCCGGATCCACGACGGACAACACCGTCATCGCGGACGACGATGCCGTCGCGTTCTCGCTCGGCGGCGACGAGGTAAACGCCATCAAGTCGATCGCTGGCGGCGAGCAGGGCATCTCGATCCTCACGGTCGGCGGCGAATGGATCGCCCGCCCGTCGAACCAGAACGAAGCCATCACGCCGACGAACATCCGCGCCACGCAGTCGACGAATTGGGGCACCAGCGAGGTCGCGCCCATCCGCGCCGGCAAGGCGAACATCTTCATCCAGCGGGACCGCCGCACCTTGCGCGAAGTCGCCTACGTTTTCGCGGAAGACGGGTTCAAGACTCCCGACATCTCGATCGCGGCTGAGCATCTGCCGCGCCCAGGTGTGTGCGCGATGGCGTTCCAGAAGTCGCCGCAGACGATCCTCTGGCTGGTCCGCGAGGACGGGAAGCTGCTGTCCGTCACCTACGACCGGGAGCAGGAAGCCATCGCGTGGGCGCGCCACACCCTCGGCGGAGAGTTCTCGAGCGGCGAAGCCGTCGTCGAAAGCTGCGCCGTCATCCCGAACACGGACGGCACGTCCGACCAGCTCTGGCTCATCGTCAAGCGCACGATCAACGGCGGGACGAAGCGGTACGTCGAGTACCTGACGCCCATGTGGGACGACAGCATCGACAAGTCGGAAGCGTATTTCGTCGACTGCGGCCTGCAATACAGCGGCTCCGCAGCTTCTTCGTTCACCGGCCTCTGGCACCTCGAAGGCGAGGACGTCGACATCCTGGCCGGTGGCGCCGTCAAGCCGCAGGACACCGTCGCATCCGGCACCGTGGAACTCGCCACCGGCACGGCCACGAAGGCGTCGATCGGCCTGCACTACGACTCCAATGCGTGGACGGAGCGCCTTGAACTCCGTTCCGGCTCGGGCTCGATTCAGGGCAAGGCCAAGCGCATCACGAAGCTGATGATCCGCTTCTGGCAGACCCTCGGCGGCAAGTACGGCCCCGATGCCGACAACCTGACGACCATCGTGTTCCGGTCGGCGTCGGATCCGATGAACGCCTCGTCGCCGCTGAAAGACGAGGACATCACGCTCGACTTCGACGCGCCGTATGACTCGGACGGGCGCATCTACATCCGGCAGGACCAGCCTCTCCCGATGACCGTACTGGCCGTCGTCCCCGAACTCTGGACGGACATATGATCGTGGTCCCCTACGAACCCCGGCACCTTGACGAGATGACGATGCAGCCGTCGCAGCGGTACTTGCGCGACTTCGTCACGCCGGAAGCGGCGGCCTCGGTTGCCAACTTCCCGGCCTACACCGCGACCCACGGCGACGACGTCCTCGGGTGCGGGGGCGTCGTGCCCGTGTGGAGCGGTCGCGCCGTGGCGTGGTCCTTCATCTCGTCCAAGGCCGGCCCGCACTTCGTCGCCATCACGCGCGCCGTCCGCAAGTTCCTCGACGCCCAGCCGCAGGACCGGATCGAAACGACGGTCGACCTCGACTTCACGGACGGCCACAGGTGGGCGCGGATGTTGGGGTTCCGCCTCGAGGCTGGTAGGATGCTGAAATATCGTCCCGATGGCGGGACGTGTTCGTTGTACGCACGGGTGCGCGCATGAGCGGCATTGAGCTTTTCGCATTGCCGGCGGCTATCGGGGGAGGGACTGTCACCCTCGGGACGGCGCTGACCGTGGCCGGGACGGCGTTTTCCGCCGTGTCGGCCATATCACAGGGGAACGCCGCCCGCGCGTCGGGCGACTACAACGCCGCCCTGTACGCACAGAACGCCGAGGTCACGCGCCAGAAGGCGCAGATGGACGAGAACCGCCAGCGTCGTCTTGCGACCCAGCGGGCCGGGGCCAACGTCGCCGCGGTCGGCGCGTCGGGCATCGACCTTAGCGGCTCGGCCCTCGACGTGCTGGAATCCAACGCGGCGCAGGAAGAACTCGACGCCCTTATCATCCGCTGGAACGGCGCGACTGCGGCACAGAGCCTTGAAGCGCGGGGAAGCCTCGCCCGCGCACAGGGTCGCGCCGCGCAGACGCAGGGCTATATCGGCGCCGGCGCCTCCCTGCTCTTGGGCGGCGTGAAGGCGGCCGACACGATCAAGTACCCGGCCCCCAAGAAGGTGCCCTGATGCCGAAGATCGCACTTTATAACTCGAAAGAGGAACTGCGGGTTCCCGGCGGCGGGCTATCGACGCCGGCTGCGTTCGGCGGCGGAACGGGCATCGCGGGGCACGCGATCAGCCAGGTTGCCGACTTTTTCCAGCAGCGGGCCGAGCGCGACCAGGTCAACGACATCAACACGTCGATGGCGAAGGTCCGCGGCGAGTGGATCGAGCATCTGTCGAAGAAGTCGGAAGAGGCTGCGGCCGGTGCCCCCGATTTCACGAAG